ATGTTTAACCTAACTTGTTATGCTACGGGATTAGATAAATTTCAAATTGAACCGTTGGATGAATGGTATAGTAAGGGGGCGGTAATTAAACTAAACGACATTGATGTTACGAGTATAGATATTGAAAGACATAAGCTATATAAGTCAATTTCTTTTGACTATGAAAAAAGCGAGTCTTATTATAACAAAGAATTTGCAAAAGTAAATAATAGAGAGTTTGGGTGTGTGAAACAGTCGTTCCCTGATTACGACGGAGAAGAATATAAAGTAAACGTACCTTTTGAAAACATAAATTTTGTTAGAGAAACAGCTTATCCAAACTGCCCAACAGTAGCTATTTTGTTTGCAGATGAAAACGATAACAAGCCATATAAAAACAAGCCTATATTTTTATATAAATCAAACGCAAAGGTCACTGATTTTTGGATTGATGCAACGGTTACCACTCCAAATCCATTTAACGTTACAACTTACATTGAAATGGGTAACACTAAGATATATAACAATGCCGTTTACTCTAATCACTTCTCGCAAGAAACAGACCCGTTCACATTAAACACGATTAACAACTCTTTATACGCCACTTATTACGAAGGTTACCTATCCAATCTATTTAATCAAAAAAACAGGCTAACAACAGTTAAGGCATACTTTCCAATTAGCTTAATCACTTCATTAAAGTTAAATGATAGGTTAATAATTCGTGACAAAAGATATATTATAAACGAACTAAAAGCCAACCTAACAACTGGAGAAGTTACTTTAGTTTTGATCAATGATTTTAGAAAAGTTTTAAATACAAGTGTACCCGTTCAAACAGGAATATCTACTGTTGAGTTACCTATCTTAGTGCCAAACGAAGTTAGCAGTGTGGCAGTAGCAACGACAAGTTCGGGTGTAACCTTTTCTTCCGCAAACTTTACAACTTCGGGATTGGTAACTGTAACAATGGGAGCAAGTCCAACGGAATTTATCGCACTAACAAGCGAGGCAGGGGTTGAGATAGTAAGCGAGGAATTGTTTAACATTACTTACGAAGGTGCGGCCCCGAGACAAATAGATATTAACTTAACTTCAACTTATATTAACGGGGCAACTCCAACAATAGAAACCACATATATAACTCAATTATGATTGACGAGATACTACAATTACTTAAACTTTCAGATTATTACGGATGCCATGAAATTATTGATGTGGCAAAGGGTCAATATAAAATGACTGATAAAATTACTGAGATTTACAAACAAAAGAAAAGGAGGTTATGGAAAAAAAGATAATTGACTTAGAGATAAAGCATAACACTCAATCGTTAAAGGCTCAGTTAGTAGCGGCACAAAAAGAGGTACAGATTTTAAGCGAAAAGTTCGGAGCGACTTCTAAAGAGGCTATTGAAGCGGCTAAAAGAGCAGGGGAGCTGAAAGACACGATAGGGGACGCAAAGGCTTTGACTGATGCCTTTAATCCTGATGCAAAGTTTAATGCACTTTCAAATTCATTAGGTGGGGTTGCAAGTGGGTTTTCAGCTTTTCAAGGCGCGCTTGGTTTGGTAGGTGTCGAAACAAAAGACTTAGAGAAACAACTTTTAAAAGTTCAAAGTGCAATGGCTATCTCTCAAAGTTTACAACAACTAGGGGAGGCAAGGGATTCATTTAAACAATTAAAAGCGGTTGTTATAGATGCTTTTAAAGGTATAAAAACAGCAATTGGATCTACTGGAATAGGTTTATTGCTTGTCGCTTTAGGAACTTTGTACGCCTATTGGGATGATATTAAAGCGGCGGTTAGTGGTGTAAGTGAAGAACAAAAAAAACTAAATGCAAGCTCGCAACTTAATTTAGATATCCAAAAAGAAAAATTAGCCGCGGTAGATTCCCAAGATAACATTTTAAAGCTACAGGGCAAAACTGAAAGAGAGATTTTAGACATTAAAATAGCCCAAACAAATGAGGTAATTAATGCTACTAAAAAACAATTATTAAACAACGAAAAAACTGCCCTAGCACAGATAGAAGCTTCTAAAAGGAATAAAGAAATCTTATCTGGAACGTTGCAATTTTTATCTTACCCTTTATCACTTTTATTGAAATCTATCGATCAAGTTGGTAAGCTATTAGGCAAAGATTGGAACTTAGATAAAAAGCTTTTTGATGGTGTTGCAGCTTTTGTTTTTGACCCAGAAGAAACAAAAAAAGAAATCGCAGCAGTAAAAAAAGAAACTGAAAAGGGATTAAAAGAATTAGAAAACTCTAAGGCAGGTTATCAATTAGCAATAAAAGGAATCGACAAAACAGCCTCAGACGAAGCCAAAACTATAAGAGATCAAACAAAAGAAACTAACAAACAAATAGAAGCCGAACGATTAAAGGCTAATCAAGACTTATTAAATTTAGAGGCTAAAAATAAACAAGATCGAAAAGACGAGGCGCTAAAAGAAATAGAAGACCAATTATCTCAAGCAAGCGATGCAAGGTTAAGCGAAACTAAAAAGGCAGAACAAGACGTTAACGATAGGTATTTTCTTTTAAAAGCTAAGGCAAAAGAGTACAAACAAGATGTTAAAGCATTAGAGCAAGCACAGGCTGATGAAATTGCTAATATAAGAAAAACGGCTAGCGATGCTTTAAGCGAGGCACAAAAAGAAATAGACGCCAAAGCTTTATCCGCCAAAAAAGAAAAGGACGAAAAGGAAGTAGCAGATGCAAAAAATTTGCAAGACAGAAAGGTGCAAATGGTTAGAAGTTCGTTTGATGTCTTAACGGGCATAGCAGACAGTCTTAGTAAAGGTAACGAGGCAGACCAACGCAAGGCGTTTAAACTAAATAAAGCCGCTAGTTTAGGGCAAGCAATTGTAAACACGGGGTTAGCAATTACGGGAGCTTTAACAGCGGGTGGGAATCCTTTAAAATTAGCAACGGGTATGCAATTTGTTGAGGCTGGTTTAGTGGGAACTATTGGGGCTTTAAATATTGCAAAAATAGCAGGGTCACAGTTCGATAGTGGGGGTAGTGGTGGAGGTGGTGGTGCTACGGCTACGGCTCCGCAAATACCTAGGTTCGATATTATTGCCTCTAATCCTCAAACACAGTTGGCTCAATTAGACAAGCAACCTATACAAGCTTATGTGGTAAGTGGGGAGGTTACAACGGCTCAAAGTTTAGAAAGAAACAGGGTAAGAAATGCAACATTTTAGTAAATTTTTAATTATATAGTTATGCAGAATATAGAGTTGACAATAAAAGAGGATGACCAAGGCTGTTTCGCAATAAGTTTAGTAGACAAGCCAGCCATAGAAGAGGATTTTATTTTCTTAAGTGAAATTAAAGTCGATTTAAGAGTTACCAACGATGAAAAAAGAGAGGTTGTTGGTTTGGCTTTAATCCCTAATAAAAAAATTTATAGGAAAATTAAAGATAAGGAATTTACAATTTCGTTTTCAGAACAAACAATTGAGAAAGTACAAGAATTGTATTTAAAAAAGAACTATAATAACAACGTTACAATTGACCACGATAGCAAAGTTGAGGGTGTTACGTTAATTGAAAGTTGGATAGTTGAGGACGAAAAACATGACAAGTCTAATATTTATAAATTAGATGCAATTAAAGGCAGTTGGGTTGTCAAAATGAAAGTTTACAATGAAGAAGTTTGGCAGTCAATCAAAGAGGGTAAATTCAAAGGGTTTAGCATAGAGGGTAAGTTTGACGGATTGGAGCAACTAAATGCTGAAAGTCAAGAGGGCATTATTGAAGAAATAAAGAAACTATTAAACAACATATAAAATGGCTTTAACACAGATTGACAACACGCAAACAATTAGTAACGCAACGTACAAAGTACAAACGGATTTATTAAGTTCGGAGTCTGGTATTGTTATTGAAAACGGAACTATACACTTGTACGATGGGGACTTAAAATTCCATGCGAACGGGGTAATTAACAAAGTAGCGAACGCGTCACAGTTGACAGTAGACTCTTTAAATGTAGATCCAGTTTTGTCGATACTTAACACGCCTCCTGGTTCTCCAACATTAGGTGATAGACATTTAGTTGGCACAGCTCCAACGGGTGTTTGGGTAACAAAGGCTAATTACATAGCAGAGTGGGATGGCTCAGGTTGGGTGTACACCACGCCATTAAACGACATGATAATTACCAACACGGGTACAAGTGCTACGATAAGATACAACGGGACATTATGGGTACAATGGGGAGCTTCTGTTATCTTACAAAATGGTAACACGTTACAAGCTGCAATGACTATTGGCACAAATGACAGTAATGTTGTGAATTTTAAAACAAATGGGACTACTAGATTACAAGTAGGCACAACTACAATTATCAATTATTTAGTTACTCGTTTTAATTCTGAGACAGCAGACACTTTAGTTTATTTAGATGCAAGTAAAAACTTAAAAAGTTTACCAATTGCAACGTATCCAAACATCACAGAACTTAGTTATGTGAAGGGTGCAACGTCAAGTGTTCAAACTCAGTTAAATGCTAAATCACCACTTAATGTTACATTAGACCGTAAGACAGCCTCTTATACCTTAGTAGCAGGGGACAATGGCAAAGTAATTGAAATGAACGTAGCTACTGCAAACACGTTAACTGTAAATGCAAGTTTATTTAGTGCAGGCAATCAAATTGTTATTTCTCAATATGGAGCAGGTCAAACTACAATCACAGCAGGAACAGGGGTAACATTAAGAAGTGACGGGGGTAAATTGAAAATCAACACTCAGTATTCAATTGCTACTATTATATTTATTAGTGCAACAGAAGCTTATGTTTCAGGTAATTTAGCCGTATAATGTCATTAACTCCTTCTCATGTTAGACACACCGAGGTTATAGAGCCATTAAATGCTGATGCTTTATTTATACAACCTACAACTTCTATTATTTCTAAAAAAATAACAGTAGAAGATTTTGCTAATTTTTTAGAGATAGGGGCTAGTATATTGTATGGAGGTGTTAATAATATAGATGAGGACGTGCCTTCATTAATAGGCGGTATAAACGGCGTTAGTATTCATTCAAAAACAATTAATAATGTCTAGTCAAACAAGGCGTATAATAATTAAAAAGGGTGTTGGAATAGCAACTATTCCAGCAAGTAGCGACCACACAGATGGGACTTGGTTAAGTACCGATTTATATATTGGGGAGTTCTACATGAACACAACAAATGGCAAAATATATACAAGGACTTCAAGTGCTATAAAAGAAATTATATACGATGTAGCAGACTTTGAATTATTAGCTAATAAGGCTACAAATTTTACAACTTTAAACAACACTAAGTACCCAACAACACAGGCGGTTGAAAATCAAATAGACGCTAAACTTGTTTCGACTGGATATTGGACTGTTGCAAGCTCAGAGATACAAAGAGGCTACCGAGCGCAACACAACTCAACAACGGTCTTTGCTGAAAATATCGCAACGGGTACTCTGCAAGGTACGGCTACAGCGGTGGCGGTGGCAACTACTTCTATACAAACAAAAAAAACACGATTAAAGATAGGTGTTTCAACTCCAGCGGCTAACGGGGTTTGTGGTTATAGGTCAACAAGTGCTTTTAACCTTATCAATATGGGGTGGAGGTTTGGAGTTGCTTTTGGAATTTCAGATACAGCTTTAAATACAGGAGCAAGACAATTTTACGGAATGACTTCGGTAACAACTTTGCTGGGCATTTCGTCTACTGTTCTAGTTGATAGTTTGACAAATATAATTGGTATAGGTTCGGATGCTTTGGATACTAATCTACAAATATTCCATAACGATGCAACGGGAACGGCTACAAAGATAGACTTAGGAGCTAATTTTTTAGCCAACAGAACGGGGAGCGCAGCAACAGATTTTTTTGTGTTTGAACTTTACAATCCGTTTAATTCAATGACTGTTTTTTATAAGGTTACTTCCTTAGAAAACAACGTAACAGTTGAGGGGTCAATCACAACTAATTTACCAAGTGACACGACTCCAATAACCATGCAAGCGGTTAGAACGTCGGGAGCGTCTTCAAATGCGTGTAGTTTTGATATTAGCCAATTAACAATAAATTGTGTGTCATGATAACAGTATATCAAGAAATTAGAGGGGCTTACACGTATGTAGAGAGTAGCTATTTAAATGTAATTAAAATAGGTAACGAGGTGTTGAATGCGAATGTTACAGCAGAAATAACAGCTCAAGAAACGATTATAAATAACTACATATAAGATGAATGTTATGAAAAAAGGAGGAAAAAAAGGATGTCAGTGTAAAGATGGCACGTATTCAAAAGAATGTTGTGACGGACAAGCTCAAGGCGTAGGAGCTACAATAGGACAAAGTACGTCCAATGTTGTTAATACGAGCGCTCAAGTGGTTAAAAATACAACAAACGGGTAATTAATTAATCTAATAAATAATAGAAAAATATAAATATAAATAAAAACAAATATGAGAGACGACATTTTAAAAGACGTATACAAAGTAGAGCTTAGCTCTATGGATGTACAATTAGGAGCAATAGAAGACTTAGTAAAACGAAGAATGGAAATTATACAAAAATATAATTATACTGACGAATTGAATAAAATAAAATTAGCTATTGATACAAGAATGTCTTTTTTTACGAGATTAAACAATGATATAGCACCAATTTTAAAACAATTAACGGATTTGGGAGTTACAGATAAAGCAGCAGAGTTAAAAAAAATAATGGATTTAAATTCTGAACATATAAAAATTGACAATTCAAATCTGAAAAACGCACAAGCAATAAAATACATATAAATATGAAAAAAGACGAAACATTACTTAAGAAAATTAAAAACTTCCTTGTTGATTTAGCAGGCGTAGAATTAGAAGAACAAAAACTAGAGGACGGGAACACAACTATTGAAGCGGATAACTTCGTAGAGGGCGATAGTGTTGTTATATTAGTCCCTGATGCTGAAAGTGTGCCATTAGAAGTTGGTGAATACAAACTAGAGGATGGACGTGTTCTAATAGTAGAAGAACAGGGTGTCATAGCTCGTATTGTTATGCCTGATACAGTTGGAGCAACAGCAGAGGAAGAAATGCCAGTAGAGGCGGAAGTAGCTCCTACAGTAGAGGCAAAACAACCTAAAAAAGTGGTATCAATTACGGAACAGCATTTTGAGAAAATCGAAGAGGCGGTTGTTGAATTAGGAGCTAATATAAAGCCCATTCAATTTAACCCTGAGAACGTCAAAGAAACGACTCATTTCGATTTAGCACCGAATAAAAATAAATCGTTGAGAGATTCGATTTTAGAACAAGTATACAAATAAACAAATAAATAAATAAAAATGGCAACTTCAACTTCATTAACTACTTCATACGCTGGTCAAGATTCCAAACTATGGGTAAAGGCTGCGTTATTAAGCGGTAACACACTTTCTAAAGGTGGTTTAACTATTGTGCCGAATATCGCGTACAAAACAACTATGTTTAAATTGTCTACGGATGGTTTATTAGCAGACGAAACTTGCGACTTCAACGCAACTTCAACAGTAACGTTAACTGAAAGACAATTGATCTTAGAGAACTTTCAAGTTAATTTACAACTTTGTAAAAAAGACTTCATCACTTCATGGCAATCTGAAGAAATGGGCTTTTCAGCAAACAAAGTTTTAGCTAAGTCTTTTCAAGATTACCTATTAGCTTACGTAATTGAGAAAGTTGCGGAGTCTGTAGAGTCAACTATTTGGGAAGGTACAAACGCAACGACAGGACAAATTGCAGGACTTACTAAATTAGTAGCATTAGATGCAGCACTTCCAGCGGCTAACGAAGTCGCAGGTACTTCAATCACAGCGGCTAACGTTGTAACTGAATTAGGCAAAGTAGTTGATGCTATTCCTAACGCACTATATGGTAAGCCAGACTTGAAAATCTACGTTCCTTTAAACGTTGCTAAGGCTTATGTAAGAGCTTTGGGTGGGTTCTCAGTTGCTGCTACATCAAATTCAGGTGTTGATGATAAAGGAACAACTTGGTACAACAACGGAAGTCTTACTTTTGACGGAATTGAAATCTTTGTTGCGAATGGTTTAGCTTCAAACAAAATTATCGCTACTACTACAGATAACTTGTTTTTTGGTTGCGGTTTGCTCAATAATTTTAATGAAGTGTCTTTAATTGACATGGCACCTATGGACGGTTCACAAAATGTACGTTTCATTTTAAGAGCAGGTATGGCGGTTAATTACCATTCAATCACAGATATCGTTACTTACGGAATTACAAATTCAGTTAACTAATTATAAACTAAGAGAGGGTGTATAAGCCCTCTTTTTTAAACTATATATATATGCCTTGTTTACTTACTAAAGGTCGTGCAGAGTCATGTAAGGATACAGTTGGGGGTTTAAAATCGGTGTTCTTTATCGACTTTCAAATTTTGCCAGCTGATGTTACAATGACAAACGACTTAATTACAGCAATCACAAACGTTGATTACCTTTACAAATACGAATTAAAAGGAAACGACAATACATTTGAACAAACAATTGTCTCTAATAGAGAGATGGGAACTACTTTTTTTCAGCAAGTATTGAACATTAAGTTGAAAAAACAAGATGCTACTACGACAAAAGAGGTTAAACTTTTAGCTTATGCAAGACCTCACATCGTTGTTGAGAACAATAACGGGCAGTTCTTTATTATGGGACTATACAGAGGTTGTGATTTAACGGGTGGTACTATATCAAACGGTGGTGCATTAGGAGACTTTAACGGTTATTCTTTGACGTTCACAGCGGAAGAGTCATTACCTGCTAACTTTACAGACGTTGCTTCTGCTGCTACAATTGTATCAGATACTTTTACAGGTGCTTCGGTAGTTGCTTCATAACAATAATACCAATAAAACTAAGAGAGGGTCTAATAGCCCTCTTTTTTTATGCAACAAAACTGCCTTATTTTAATTATATTAGTATGATCGTGTTAAAGACAATTATAACTTCACAAAATGTTAAATTTATTCCAAGAAAAGGAACGGGGAACTGCAATTTAATCATAGTGACGGATGAACAAACAAATATCTCAACAAACGTCAATATAGTTACCTATACTTCAGGAGAATATTACGATACTGCAAGTGGTATTTTTGCATTAAAAGAGGGGCGTACTTATTCTGTTAAGGTTTGCAAAAACAATATCAATGATTTAAGGTTTTACGGTCGTGTATTTTGCACCGACCAAACATTAGCAACTTACACTTCAAACGACTACATTAGTTATAATGTAACAAACGAATATATAATATATGAATAACAATATCGTACAACTTTCATCCTATACAGCTCCCGTAATTGTAGAAACAAATCGTGATGCCTGGGTTGAGTATGGAGAGGATAATAACTATTATAAGTTCTTAATAGATAGATATTCCAATAGTGCAACCAACAACGCGGTTATTAATAATATTTGTAGGTTAATTTATGGCAAAGGATTGACTGCAACCAACGCTTCAATAAAGCCTAACGACTATGCTCAATTTTTATCTATAATTGACGGGGAGGATTTAAAGCGTGTTATCTTTGACTTATATATGTTAGGTCAATGTGCCGTACAAGTCCATTACGACAAGTCTCACAAGTCTATATTAAGGGCATACCATACACCTATTCAATTATTAAGACCTGAGAAATGCAATAACTACGGAGAGATTGAAGCTTACTACTACTCAGACAATTGGAGTGATCCTCGTAAGTATGTGCCTCAAAGGATTGATTATTTTGGAACTTCAAAAAAAGAAATTGAGATACTATGTTACGCACCATATACGGCAGGCATGAAGTATTTTTCCGCCGTTGATTACCAAGGTGGGATTGACTATGCTTTACTAGAAGAGAAAATTGCAGAGTATCTAATCAATGAGGTTAGTAATTCCTTCGCACCTACAACTATTGTAAACTTTAACAATGGCACACCAACAGATGAACAAAAAGACGAGATTAGTAACTCGGTTATTCAAAAATTAACGGGGTCAACAGGCAAAAAAATTGTTATCTCATTTAATGAAAGTGAGGCTACTAAGACAACTATTGACTCAGTCCCTTTAAACGACGCACCGGACCATTATCAGTATCTAAGTGACGAATGTACAGCTAAGATTTTAAGAGCGCACAACGTGACTACACCTTTGCTTTTTGGTGTTTCTTCAGCAACGGGTTTTAGCTCAAATGCAGATGAAATGAAAACGGGGAGTGTGTTGTTTGACAATATGGTTATAAAGCCAAAACAAGACGCTGTTATTAATATGATTAAAAAGATTATGTTATTTAATGGCATTAATTTAAGTTTGAAATTTAAAAGTTTGCAACCATTTACAGACGGCGAGGAGGTTAAGCCTGTTGTTGAAATGGCTAAACAAGATGAATTGGACGTTGCAAAATATGGGGAGGATATTGATTTAGAAGAGTGGGTGCTTATAGATAGTCACGAGGTTAACTATGAGTTAGAAGAAACATTAGACAAGCAAATAAAGGACTTAAACACACCTACAACGTTGTCTAAGATAGTTAAATTTGTTAGCCAAGGTACAGCAATACCGAATTCAAAAAGTAAACAAGACGGAGAGATTTTTAAACATCGATATAGATACGTGGGAGAGATAACTGATAAGTCTCGTTTGTTTTGTAGCAAAATGATAACAGCTAATAAAGTGTATCGAAAAGAGGATATTGTCAAAATGAACTCTCAAATAGTTAACGAAACAAGTACAAGACAAGATGGGTCAATAGGTGGTTTTGGTCCACGAGGAGCTACAACCTACGATATTTTTCTATACAAAGGCGGTGGGGCTTGTCACCATAAGTGGATGCGAGAAACGTATTTAAGAAAATCGGACGTAAACAATCCATTAGCTAAGAAATTTACGCCAGCACAAACACGTAAAGCGGGGGAGGTAGCACCAACAAACGACAAGCGAGTTTATACACGTCCGATTGATATGCCTAATAAAGGATTTTTACCTAAATAAATAAAGACATGGCAGAGGCACTATTAATATCGAAAAAAGACTTACAGGAATATACGTCACTAAATGCTAATACGGACGTAGATAAAGTTATTCAATTTGTTTTGATAGCTCAACAGATATGGATACAACAGTATACGGGGAGCAAGCTATTAAATAAGATAAAAACAGACATACAAAACAGTGCGTTAAGTGGTAATTATATAACACTTGTATCTACGTATTTAAAGCCTATGTTGATACATTTTACAATGGTTGAGTATCTACCCTTTTGTGCTTATACAATCTCTAATAAAGGCATATATAAGCATAGTTCTGAGAATGCTGAGATAGTAAGTAAAGAGGAAGTGGATTATTTGATAGAAAAAGAAAAAAGAATAGCGGAAAGTTACGCTCAAAGGTTTTTAGATTATATTTGTATTAATCAAAATTTATTCCCTGAGTACAACACAAATACGCAAGGAGACCAATACCCTCAAAGTAATAATTTTTTAACTAATTGGTACTTATGAAAAAAAAATATAAAATTAAAAGCGACAATATTGTTAAACTTGAAATATATTTAAATGCTCAAAGTAAGTGATTTTCCAGCGAAAGGCGCACAGATTGAAGACTCCGACTTATTGCTAATAAGTGACTATAACGGTGCAACTTATGACTCTAAGTATGTCACGGGTGCAAATGTACGACCATTTAAAACTGTTATATTTAACATTAGCCAAGTAGGTACTAATGCACCAACGGTTAACTATTCTTATGTAGGGGAGGTTACACAAACATTTACCTTTGCTAGGGTATCAACAGGTATATATGAATTAACGGCTAATAGTGCTTTGTTTACCAATAACAAGACATTTATTTCTATTTCACATGGCGGTAGCGGTGGTGGGGCTACTTTGGGGGCGTTTGTAAACTCAACAACTGTTTTAACATTTTACACAACAACTTATTTAGGCGTAAATGCCGACACGTTGTTAGATGGCGCTAATTTACAAATAACTATAATCAAATGATATTATCTACACATGGAATAATAAGTAGTGCTGGGGGCGTTTCATACGATACAGACGCACAAGCATTTATTACAGCAGCTGCAATTACCGACACCACTCAAAAAACAGCAGTTAACACTTTGGTAACTGATTTGAAAACTGCAAATATTTGGACGAAAATGAAAGCTCTTTATCCATTTGTTGGAGGTACAGCGGCTTCACATAGGTTCAATTTAAAAGACCCCAGAACAGTAAATGCAGCGTTTTATTTGGATTTCTTAGGAGGTGGTACACATAGCGCAAATGGTTATCAACCAAATGGTACAACTTCTTATGCTGATACTAAACTAACACCATCAACTTCATTATTGCAGGATAGCACTCACATTTCATATTATTCAAGAACAGATGGAGGGTCAAGTGGTATAGAGTTTGGGACTTATCAAATAACGCCAGCGGCTTCTTTGTATGGTTATATAAAGTATATAGATGGAAAGGCCTATGTTAGAGTTAACAGAAATGCAGGAAATCCCGAAAGTGAAAAAGTGATGACCTCCGCAAATGTTTTTTTTATGGTAAATAGAATTGCTAGCAATAGCGAAGCTATATTTGTTAATAACACTAAAACAGCATTTAACATAGCCTCAACAGGATTATCAACGAATCCTTTGCCATTTGCGGCTTTGTCAAACAATGGGGTTCTTGCTAATTTTTCTATAAGACAATCAGCATTTGCGTCAATCGGAGATGGTTTAACAGATGGAGAAGCGTCCGCATTCTACACAGCGGTGCAAGCATACAACACAACTTTAAATAGACAAGTATAATGAAAGTAAGACAATTAACAACAGAGCAAAAAGACTTATTAATCGGTCAAACATTTGACGGTGTTCAATATTTCAATCCAACTTTAGATGCAAATGGCAATTGGTTTATCTCAAATGAAGAGGTTAACGGATGTACTCATGAGGGTGTTGTTGAATGGATACACACTTTAGAAGAAATTGACCATAATCCAATTATACATGAAGCGTTTAATTAATCGTTGGAACGCACCAACGCCTGCTTTTTGGCTTAAAGTTCAGAAGTTAGGGATAGTTGCTGGGAGTTTGGGAGTGGTATTTATCGCTCCCCCTTTTGGCATGGCTGTACTTGGAGGTTACTTAATAGCTACGGGGTCGGTTATAAGTGTTTTATCACAATTGACAATTAAATGAAAATGGAAATGTATAACTATATTTTAACTGGCTTGATTGCTATAATTTCGTACTTTTTAAAGTGTGTGATAAGCGAACATAAACAGATGCAAAAAGAGGTCGTTGAACTTAGGAATAAAGTAGACCTTACGCACCAAGCTAGCGAGATAAAAATACATAACATTGAAAAAGATTTACAAAATAGTTTGAAAGATTTAAACAAAAAAATAGATCATTTGACAACTTGTATTGATAAATTATTTGAAATAAGCAGAAAACATGGTTAGAAATTATACAGACTTAGAAATAATAAACAGAATTAGAGGGCTTAAATCATTCAAAGGTTTTCCTTTACAAAGGTATATTGTAGGCATTCGTTCAACTGAGGACAAAACAAATACGCCTGATGACAAGTTTTACATTTTTGAAGGAGAAAGATTTATAACAATGACAACAGGGACCACCAACCCGGGATCTCCAATTTTAGAAGGTGGGTTCTTAAAATACAATAAAGTTGGTGCGGCGGTTGTGAAGTCAAATGAGTGTTACTACGACCTTTGGAAGCATGGTTACCACATGGGTAAAATGGAAGCACTTGTACAAGTCAATCCTATTATCGTATATCGTGACGGGGATCGTGACGGGAAGAGTGAAGAAATCGGAACTCCTATAACGGGGCTTTATGGTATCAATTTCCACACCATGGATTACAATAAGTTTTCAAAAGAAATTAAAACAAATATAGGCAATTGGTCCGCAGGGTGCCAAGTCATAAATGACTGCGAAAAATATTATCAATTGATCCCTACATTTAGAGTTCAAAAGTTTGTCACATATTTTTTATTGCAAGAATTTTAAATGCAAGAATTTAAATTTGATAAATACGATTTATTATTAAGCTTTAATCCTTGCGAGATTTTTACACATTTTGGAGTTACTGAAATGCATGGACTAAGTTTTGAAGATTGTCAATTACGTTCCAATACAACAGAAAGCGCATACATAGCAGGCTTCTGCAACTTAGACCCAAATGGGAAAATTTTTGTCTTTATTAACCTATCAAGATGTACAGATGACATTCACACAACGGGCTTAGTCATGCACGAAATGATTCACTGTTCATTTGATCTACATACAGATGAAGAAGAATTGATCACTTGGGCAGAAAAAGAAACCTACAAAAATGTTAAAATAATTAAAAAAAGTTTGTTGTATTAGTTTTAATTGTGTATATTTGTAATATATAACAATTAAAACTAGAAATCATGAGAGACTTTAATTTTAGACCCCAAGGTTACGGAGCTTACCTTGTCGAGTACATTTCGCCCAAAACAAGCAAAATTTGGAAAAAAGTTATTACCGACATGCAGGTAATTGATGCAACCAAAAACGCAGAATACCCAAAAATCAAAGATATTGAACAACTAAAAAGGATGGTTAAATCATGACTAATCCTGAAAAAATGATCCTCTTTTTACTGGTTGTAATAAGTGGATTGATTGGTTACCTGGTTGGCGGTTACTATGTTTCTTTTTTAGCCGTTGTTGGTTTAATATTAATCTTTTCAATACTTTGTGATAATGACGAAAACTAATAGAATATACTCAAAGATTTTCGGCTATGAAGAGCCTGTTTACTTCTCAGATAGCGAGCTAACATTTGATTTTTTAAATGAATGCGAATTAATGGCTTACTCAAATGAAATGAAAGTACATCTAATTATTGACGATGGCGAGGTGTTTTCATACGAAGGGGATTTTGTTTGTTTCGTTGCGGATCTCGAACTTTTTGGAGACTTTGAGGAAAAAAACAAATGTCAAATCTGTATGGACACAGGTCACTTTAAAGCTACAATAGGGCTTAATTTACAAGAAAGTTGGATTGAATGCGAATGCGATAAACACTATAAGTATGTTTAAGTGCGAAATAAGAGCCATAGAGGAACTTAAAAGAGAAAAACAAAGGAATATAGAGCTTGCGTCTATTGGGTCAATCTTAGGGCATAAAAACGTGCCATATTATGAGGGGGAGGATATAGAGTTTAAGCACCCTCGGTTTATGAGTGATTTAAGTCCAGATGAACAAAAAATATTTAACAATATAATTTTAAGAACATGACAAATTTTAAAGATAAAAATGGAATTGAAATCCTAATTGACGATGTAGTGTTTGAACGCGTACATGATGCGTGCGAGGTTAACCAAGAGCTAATAATCTTTTCTAAGGTAAAAGAAATCAAAGGTCGGTTCTTTTTATTGACTGCTGGCTTCGACTATTCCAATACACCAATTAGCGAGATCATAACATTAGAAGAAAATCATTTAAACATAGAAGTATTAACTGAACTAAGATGAAAGCAATAGACAAAGCGAATGAGTTAGTAGATAAATACCGAATAATGTTAATGAATGAAGATACTGAATGCGGTCAAGAGATACTTTGCACTATTATAGCTAAAAAATCGTCATTAATTGCGGTTGATGAAATAATGAAAGCAATGGACGATGTCATGCTTCCTAATCCATTTAAGCAATATTGGGAGCAAATTAAACAAGAAATAAAAAAATTATAAACCATGGAAAAAACTAACCAAGTATTCTGGACAATGAAGGACGGAACACAAATAGACATTGATAATATGAGTATAAATCATTTAAGAAATACTTTAAAAATGATTATTAAAAATATAAAAGCAAAAAAACGCCTAACTCATCTACATGGAGAAATAGCACAACAAATGTATGATCAAATGATTGAAGAAGAATTCAGCAGTGATAGTGACTTTGAAATTTTTATTGGTGAATTATAATTATTAACTTTACCGCTCATGGTTTAGGTTCTGCGATTCTCGAAAGGGGGTCGCAGTTTTTTTTGGGAAATATTTAAAAATAGCAAAACTAAAAGTTTCCCGTTTTATAACAAGTTAAAAGTTTAATAATTAAATAGTTAAATCAAAAAAAAAATATTTATAAAAAAAAACAAATTATATAGACCCTATACTATACCGTAAAAAATTATTTTTTTTCTGAAAAAAAGTTTAAAAGTTTCCCGATTGGTTTAACTTACTATATATCAATAAATTACAAGGGAAACTTTAGGGAAACTTTTGCTTTATGGATTTTTAAATATTTCCCGAAAATTAAGCAAATGTAATTTATATTTAATTTTAAATAAATTTTGTTTTTATTAGTAAATTATTTGTATATTTGTAAACGTGTTAGATCTCATACATAGTAACACTAAAGGTATTAGCCCTATCAATTTGTAAACGTGAGATCTTTACACTTTGATGGGGCTTTTTTATTTAAATTAACAATAATGAATAATTTTAAATTTGTTAGAAGAGCAACCGAGAGAGATCTTGAAATTAGAAAATCAAGAATTGATAAATCTCAAAACAAAGCTACACTGGATCAGCTTCAAAAGATTTCAGATTTAATAATTAAATTACATGATGAATATTATGAAATTCAATATAAAGAGTGGATTAATAAAATCACTTTACAATATGAGGAGAAAAAATTTAACTATGAAATTAATACTGATAAGTTTGATAGAATTGTTGAAAGCATAAAAAATGGAGAGCAACCTAAATGCAATTGTCAAAGTGATATTATTTATCATAATACTCATTTTGAATTGTTAGGATGTAGAAATTATAATGATACTAATTTTGAACATTTTAAAATGTATAGACCTGAAAAAAGTAGAATGAGTTTAGAACAAAGGCTTTTTGAATATCCTTTTGAAGTTAAAAAACATTATTTATCTGATATTTGCAAAGCATTATCTATTAAAGTAAAAGCTTCTGATTTATTTGAATTTTTAATTTTGAATAAAATAAAACTTTGGAGAAATGATATTAATAGAGAGTTTTTTTACACTGCTAGAGATGCTCAAGAATTATCTAGGAAAAGAGAAAATCTTATTTATTCTGAGCTACAAAAAAAATATAAAAAAATAGAAAAACAATTAGTAATTTCATATCAATATAATTACGAGAATTTTATTAGGTTTGCTATTCCAGATGTAATTGTGTTTGATAATAAAAATATAATTATCTATGAACAAAAAAAATCAATAGAAAATATTAGTTTTCTACAAACAGAATTATACGTTGACTTAATTAAAGAAATGGTTGACGATTCTTTTAATGTAATTGTAAAATTTGTTATTGAAGAGGATTATCCATTTATGCCTGATTTTGTAAATAAACATGATATATTAACCTTAAAAACTTTATTATGATAGATTATGCTTACGACTTATTGAGTGAAGGTCTTAATCCCTTGCCATTAAAACACAATAAAGCTCCAATGCTTGAAAAGGGACACAATTACCTTTATGAGAAAGTGGATGAAAACGATATTGAAAAGTTATTTATTAATGCTCAAAAAATTGGCATAGCTTGTGGATCTGTTTCAGATGGGTTTTATTGTTTAGACTTTGATAAACACAACGGTGAAAACATAGATGTTATTTACGATGCATTTATAAGCCAACCTTACATTTATTCTTTTATTGAAGAGGGTAAAATGTCTGTTTATAAAACAATGGGGGGTGGATATCATATTTATTTTAGATACACTAAACAAGTTTTAAGCGGTGAAGTTTTTTCATTTTGGGATACTAAGTCTGTAATGATTGAAATACGTGGAAACGGTCAATATTGCGCTTGCTATCCAAGTGAGGGCTATACTCATTTAACAGGAGTTGAATATTTAAAACTAACTGAAATAGATTCTGAAAAAGAATGGCTTTCAATAAAAGATTTTGCTCATTCGTTTAATCTTTATAAAGAGTTAGTAAGCAAAAATAAAATAAGTACCAACGATAAAAAATGGGCGGATTCATGGAAAATTGACACACCTGATGGTAAGTATAATTTAGAGTTTGAAAGCGAAGCAAAAGAAATATTATCAAAAGCAGGATGGCAAGTTACTGAACAAAAAGATATTGAATATTGGACTAGACCAAACAAAGATAGTAAGGATGGTTTTTCAGCAACGTTTGGGCATTTTAAAGGTATGTTCTATATTTTTTCTGAAGATGCTTCATGTAGACCTTTTAATGCTAGACAAGCCTATTCACCTTTTAATATACTTACAGAATTAAAGTATGATGGTGATTGGAAACGGGCAAAGGATGAGTTAAGGAAACGTTTTAACATGGTCGATAACGAGGAGTTTTGGAGCAAAAATGAGAAGGGTAATTATTCACTTAACAACAAAAGATTTAAAGATTTTTTAGAAGCTAATGACTTTTTTAAAAATTCACCAAATGAAGATAGTACATTTGACTTTATACATAAAGATGGTATTTTCTTAAAAATTGTTTATGAAAAAGACATCAAAGATTTTGTTATTGATTGGATTGAAAAGAACCAATGCGATGAGGGAGTTTTTAATTTAATGACTGGTAACTTGAAGTTTTTTAAAAGAGATTATTTGTCTTTATTAAAATCAAAACCAATTAAAACATTAAAAGATACATCAACAGAATGCTATTCTTTTTATAAAAATTGCATTTTAAAAATAACAAAAGATGAAAAAAAGATATTAAGTTATTCCGATATTGATTTAGCTATTTGGCAGGATCAAGTAATTAATCGTGACTACTCTCCTTATGATCATCACCAAGCGGAATATAGAAAATTTATCTGGAAAATATCAGGTGAAAATGTTGAAAAATATAAAGCTTTTCAAAGTGTTATTGGATATTTAATGCATGGTTATAAAAATAATTCTAACAATAAAGCAATTGTTTTTAACGATGAAATTATCAGCGAAAACCCTAATGGACGAAGTGGCAAGGGTATCTTTTGGAATGCCTTAAAACATTTGCGAAAAGTTCAATCTTTGGATGGCAAAAACTTCGATTTCAATAAGCCTTTTCCTTATCAAAATGTTTCAACAGATTGTCAACTTTTAATCTTTGACGATGTTAGGAAGAATTTTAATTTTGAGAATTTGTTTAGTGTAATTACTGAGGGTATAACGATTGAATACAAGGGTAAAAATTCAATAAAATTAGACGTTACTGAAAGTCCTAAAATAATGATCACGACTAATTATACAATTAATGGGGATTCAGCTTCTTTTTTAGCACGAAAATATGAGGTTGAAATGAGCAGTTATTTTAATGATAAATTTACTCCTGTTCAGGAATTTGGGCATCAACTTTTTAACGATTGGGATAAAGATGAATGGTTAAGGTATGATAATTATATGAGTGAATGCGAAAAAATTTATTTGAATAGAGGATTAATTGAAATGCCTTTAAAAAATCTTAATTTCAGAAAATTAGTAAATGATATTAGTGATGAAATGCATACTTATTTTCATGGTATTATTGAAAACAATGAATGGATGAGTGTAAAGGATGTTTATGATAATTTTTTGATTAACTATCCAGAAATGAAAAACAAAAATATTACTCAAAATATAGTGACTCGCAACTTAAAAAAATTCTGCGAATATTACAATTGTATTTATGAAAACATAACTAGTCATGGTGCTTCAAGAATTAAACTTACAAAAAAAATATTAATTGAAGAACCACAAGCTGAAGAAATAATAGCTGAAGAAACACCGCAAGTCATTGGTAACAGACTCGTTAAAAATGAAGTAGAGGAAGCAAACGAATGGGATTTACTTGATAAAAAAGTATTATGAACGTAATTAGCTTATTCAATGGAATGAATACAGGTAGACAAGCGCTTGAAAATGTAGGTATCAAAATAGATAAATACTATTCAAGTGAGATTAAGCCTTATGCAATTCAATTAACACAACACCACTTTCCTGACACAATTCAAGTAGGTGATGTAACTAAATGGAGAGATTGGGATATTGACTGGAAAAGCATTGATTTAATATTAAGCGGATCACCTTGTCAAGACCTTTCAGCAGCAGGAAAACGTGCAGGAATAAATGGAAGTAAAAGCAGTTTGTTCTTTGTGTTTGTAGAAATATTAGAACATATTAAATCATTAAATCCAAAGGTTTTATTTCTTCAAGAGAATGTAGGAAGTGCAAGTAAGTTGGACGTTGGAATAATGTCAAGAGCATTAGGAGTTTATCCAGTACGCATAAATAGTAGTTTAGTAACCGCACAACTACGTGATCGTTATTACTGGTCCAACATAAGAACAAAAGAAACAATGTTTGATTTAGTTACCGATATACCACAACCGAAAGATATGGGTATAATGTTTAAAGATATTATTACAGATGTATATGTTGAAAGGGTTAAATCACTTGCACTATTGGAATCCGAAAGTAGAATTTGTACAAGTCAAGAAAGTATTAAAAAACGAGCAAAAAAAGAATTTATAAATATGATTTATGTCGATACAGA